CTCTTGAAGTAAGGTGAATATGTCATTTTCACTCAAGGATTGTTTTACTTCGTTGGCATCCAAACCAATTCACCTCTTAACCCTGTTTAAGTTATTTTATCTGACTAAATAAAAACGTAAAAAAGAGAAGAATTATCTTCTCTTAAAAAACGGGCACTTCTTCAGCCGAATCTTCAGTTGCTTCGATAGCATATTCAATATCCATTGGGTGAACATCTAGCAAATTAAAATCGTAGTCTGTAACGAATAATGGCTCTTCTCTCATAGTTCCTAAATTCATGTAAGTCCAGATAATTACGTTACTGTACTTTCCCCCACGATTTTTATAAACCCAATGAGAGTAGTTTGGTTTTTTGTTAGTAAAACCGGTTTGCAAAATGTGCTTTAGATTATGATGATCTGAAGCTCCTGCCCTAAATGTAAGTATGCCAAAGTCAACTTTATCTGCTGTGGCTTGTCCACCACGAAGGGCTGAAGGGTCTCTATTTTCAATATCCTTAGAACCTCTATTTAACTGAGTCGAAGAAGCAATAAAAATATCGTACTTCTCAGCAAGAATCTTTAATGATGATGAAAACTGATGAAGAATCTGGTCTTCCCGAAGATGATTCCCAAACGCACTTGCCATTGTTCTGGAGAGTTTCGGGGTCATTTGAATATAGTCGAAGGCACACTCTTGAATATTGTTTTCAATAATATGTCGTTCAATAATTGTTTCAATATCTGAAATTGAGAAGTCATTTACATATTCGCAGAAGATAGGAGCCCTCTTTAAAATTTCGATTGCTTTTTTGAGCCTTCTTAAAACTACTTCAGAATACTTACCATCTTTAATTACGTCTTCATCGACTCCAGAAATGAAAGCAAGCATAATTGTTTGAACTTCTCTTTTTACAAGCTCCGTTGATATGAATAGGGTAGGGATTGATGGACCATTGCTTACATATTTGTTTTGGTCAATATCAAAAATTTCGTCACACGAAGCATTACACATATCAGCTAATGCTTGACGAGTTTTCCCCGTCCCCGTACCAGCTGAACGCAGCATAAGCTTTGTTTTCCGTTTTCCACGAAATATTGTGTTATAGAACTTGTTCGTGAATGGGTTTCCGTACTCAGGATCTTCGTCTAACTCATCCAGAAGAGTATCCAAGTCATCACCAGCCATAAAGCTTTTTGTCTCTTGGCCGATATTAAATTCATCTTTAATCTTAGTCAACTTAATTGTGTAATGGTCGATTATTTCATTAACAGTCATGCTGTCTATTTTTTTCATTCCATCATTCCGAACCTTTAAGTCAGTAGACTTCCAATCATAAAGATCTGTCACATCAATTCCATTTAATACGTAGTGTCTTAATAAAGAAATCTTTTTCAGTCGATCATAGCTGCTTTTAAAGGTATTTTCATTTGCATGAGCTATTGATTTTCTTATATAAGATAAACCATCATTTTTTTCCCAGATCTTATAGTGCTGAGGAAAAGAAGCTAGGTAATTATCGAGGTCAATTTCATCAATCTTAGTGACTTCATAATTTGAGTAAGCGATATTATATATTGAAGAAAACACAATTTGATGAAATTCATGAGCAAAGTCTTTTTCTGTAATGATAATCTCCGAATCTCTTAAAAGATGAGGGTTTTTACAAAGTGAGCCTATAACAGAATAGACTGCACGAGTAGGGTTTAAAGCTTTCATTACATTATCAGTAGTAGCTGAGTTAACTTCTGTCATTTCAATAAATCCTCCATGTTTATTAATTTCTTGTCTCTATATCTGTTTTGAGACAGGGAGGGTGGCTTTATTTGAACCTTTTGGGTTTCTATTTTTTTAACCACCATATTCTCTCTTCTTCTTTTGAGATCCTTATAGTAGTCAATCATTTCATCATAATAGTGGGGGATAAGAGCCAAACCATACTTTAATTCCAATTGTATTTTTTTGATTCTTACTATGTAATCAAGAGCGAAACCTATATTCTTGTAAGTGTATCCTCGTTCCTCTTTAAACTGTTTGATCTGCCTAAGCATTAAACCTGTAGGAAAAGAGATACCAAAGACTTCTTTACACTTGTTATAAAGGTTTTCTCGATCTTCGACCTCTTTAACTTTTTTCTTATAACATGCAGGGCAGTAGTTTTTGCTTTTGAATTTTTGCATAATAGATTGGGGATGTTTTTGTTCACATGTTCCGTAGCATTTAACTAATCTGCTGCTCATTTTCAAATGCTCCTTTATTTTTTGTTATTATATCTGGATCACCTGAAACGTAAATTTTTGAAATTAAAAAAGACGACCAATATATGGCCGCTAAATTTGTTTATACCTGGTTTTAATCTTTTCACCGACACGTGATGATAATGTTTCAGCAAATGAATTGAGTTTGTCTATAATTTCATATAATTCTGTTTTGGAAAGTTTAATACGTTTATACTTATTTATTTCTATTGTTGAATTCTCATCACTCATTACTTCAATTGAATCTGCGTTTGGCAAGCTATAATTTAATGAATCCCTGTCTAAATTCCAATTATGATGTTGAATACAATTCCTAATGATTACATGCTTTATTATTTCGTGCCTTAACTCTTTATCTTGTTTACTCATTTCATAATCTAAAGGTTTTGTTAGTCTGGATAATTTATCTGTAAAACCAGTTCGTCTATAATCATCATAGACATCACTAATAATGTTAGCGATTGTTAGCCAATCATCTCCATCCATTTTATTCAGATCTAATTTAACATTTTTCTTTGATAACTTCAGTTTGCTTTTATTACCGTTCTCTAATACTTCAATTAACAGTTGTAAGTAGCAGTTGTCCATAAAGTCATTCAAAAGTTGAATTAACATACATTGATTGTATCCGAGTATTTTTTCTTCAATTTCTTCTTTTATTTTTTGGTTTGAGATTTCATCAATTGCTTTTAATTCTTTTTCAATATTATCTTTGTAAGAGAAGAGATCTTTCTTGAAAGAATCCACCTCGTGTTGAATTATGTTGCGTCCTTCGTTATTCACAGGCTCATTTTCGTCATCAGGTATAGATAAATTTTGTTTAGAGGCATTCTGCTTTAGTAATTCCCCAAATGGAAGGAATAATCTTGAAGCGAGAAATGACGTGCCATTATTCTGTTGTTTCACATGATAAACCCAATGTCCATAACTGTTAGCTTTATGTAACACAAAAGGAGGTAGCCATATCTGCCCGATTTCCCCGTCACCCTCCCAACCTTCTTTTTTAAATAATTGCTTTAATTCATCTAAAAGTGCTTTATTACTGTCGGGTTCTAAAAGCTCGATATTGTCTAAGTAATCTATATGTTCATATTTAAAAACAAACCATTTTTTTGGTGATTCCATAAGTGTTTTCCCCTCTTTAATTTTCACTATCCTTAACATATAAAACCATTTTTTCTCGGTTCTGGTTCATTTAATTATAAAATAAGTATTTTATAATTAAAAACCCCGACATCGGAATAATGTCGAGATTTTTGTCATAACCATATAGCATACATACACTGCTATGATTCTCATAAGATGGGGTTGGTAGAATCATAGCAAGAGATTGCTATTTTCTTAGGTTAAATCGGTCGATTAAAGTTGAATTATGACTGTTTCACTTCATAATTGTGATAAACCCAAACAGGGTTGGTTCCTAACAAAGCCAGTTTAAATTTGCTTAATATCTTTGTGGCTTCCTCGGTAAGACTAATTGTATCTCCGTCTTCATTACTTGAAGCGAACATAATATTCCCACAGATCACTACATCCCAATCGGTGATAGATGGATTTGGGGTGTTTTTTATAATAAGGGATGGCATTGGGGGCTCTTCCTTTAAAAGAAATCCATCGTCGTACCACACGTCTAACTCCTCAATGCTTGTCAAAGCAAGAGTTCCTTGGATTTCTTTCTTTAGAAGATCATAAGTGCTGCCAACGCCCTCCTTAAAATTAATCAATTCTCCTGGCTTTAAAGTTGCGTAGTTGAGCATTTGTGTCTCTCTCCTTAAAGTTATTTATCTCTTACATTTAAATTATACAATATCTGGAATATAACGTACATATGTTCGTATTTAAAAAGCCAAACTTTTTAGGTTTGGCTCGTTTCAATGCTTTTAGATAAATATTTGAGGAGATCATATAGTTCATTTGGAGTTAGATCAATTCCTCGTACCTCACCGGTGATCCCAAGATCATTAGTAATTCCAAGGTGATCTAGAACATTAAACACTAACTCCGAGCAAATTAAATTGTTGGGATTGTTGAATAAAATCTTTCCTTTGAGGTGGAATAGGTTTTTAATGATATAACCAAAAATTTGTGCATAGTCATATTTCTTGCCTATATACGCTTTGCTAATCTCAACAACTTTTTCCTGTTGTTCTGAACTCAATCCTAAATCAAGAATCTCATAATATGAGTATTCTTTGAGATTGAACTTTTTAACTCTTGAAACAATGTTTATATCGGCTTCTAGAATTTCTGTATCAGATATAGCAATGGCCACATGACTAAACTTTCCTCGATGATCAAATAACCTAATCAGTTTAGAAATGATACCTTTTCTTCTTACAAAAATAATACTTCCTCTAGTCATTTTTTAAACACAATTCTTAAGAAGTATAGTGCAATAAAGATAAAGTAAAGACCCCAGAAATCAATGTTGTAATGGAAAATTCGTGATATGCTAAACTTAATCAATATGCTAGGAATGGCTAAATAAAAAAATAAAAGATAAATAATAAACATAAATATCTCTCCCTTCTGAAATCTTTGTTATTTTATCTGGGTAAACAAAAACGTAAATCATAATTCAATAAAAAATTAAATAAAAAAGGAGCCGTTAACGACTCCAATATTTAATGCTGCCTATTAATTTATTCAATTCTAACTTAGTTAGTTTCTCAGCATTGAATCTCTGTTCAAATTTAAAAGCAGCTATGACATCAGCGCCACAATCCAAACAAATTTTCTTTATTCCCTCAACTGCCCCACAGAATTTAGGATAAACTGAATTACCACTCCCAAATATAAAAATTTCTCTTCCATGCAGCTGTAAATGGTTTTCAATAAGATATTCTTTGAGTCTCTTAGGTATTTTTCCGTTACCCCAAGTATATGCCCCAATAGCCAAACTATTACAACTAGGGAAAGGATTGTTAAAGTCTTCAATAACCTGCAGATCCCTTTTAGCATACTCTTGGATAAACGGAATAAAGGTTCTAGTGTTACCCGTATTTGAAGCAAGAATAATTGGGAGCGAACCCATCTCATAGGTCATCCCAATCATTCTTTTGTTCATTCGCTTTGCCATAGTTTACTTCTTTATCCTCAAAGAAATCTCGTTTTGTATTATTCAAATTATCAGGATCAAAAGCTGTTATCCAAGGCATAGGATTTTTCTTTGCTGAGAATATTTGGTCGAGTCCCAGGTTGTCTAAAATTAAATTCGCCCGGTACCCGATGTACTCTTTTACTTCTTCAATATCAATATCAGGAGTGTTTTTATAAAGATCCTCACAGAACTCTCTTTCAAGTTGTACAAGCTCAGTGAAGAAATCATATACAAACTCAGAAAACTCTTCAGTATTAAGTTCAGGATATTGAGTTAGAATGTCACGTACCAGGATTGTTTGGAAGTAAGAGTGCTTCATTTCATCACGTTGAATATACTGAATAACAGTTCCGGTCCCAAACATTTTTCCGTTTCTATTAAAATGATAGAACGGTGTAAATCCATTTACGAAACATAAACCTTCTAGGCCACTCATTGCAACCAATCCTTTTGCAAAAGTCTCCGGAGTAGGATTTTGGATGAACTCATCAAACAGATCCATCATTAGCTTGTTTCTTCTAATCATGAATTCGTTCTTTTTTGGTCGTTCAAATACATCTAAAGAGACAGCTTTAGAGCTAACCGAACTTAGAATATATGTGTAAGATTCGTTATGAATTGTTTCCATTGCAGCTACAAAAGCCATAAGGGCTTTAATTGCAGAATCTCTAATATAATATGCAGCAACATTATCAAAATATGTAGCAATAGAATCGAGTACAGCCAAAATTCCGATAGCATTTAAAAACAACTCTTGTTCCATTTCGTTCATTTCAGTAGCCCACTGTACTTTATCCTTACTCATGGATACTTCATCCGGAATCCAGAATACTTCTCTCATTTCTTTAATAAGTTCGTAGTAGACTTGATTAATAATGTCATCCCAGAAGAGAATACCACTTACATCATCGAACATTCTCTCGCCTTTGTTAGGTAAATTCTCGTTAAAAACTCTCACTTGTTTCGTCAATTGTTCCATATAAGCGTTCCTCCGTATTCATAAAAATCTCTTAATATTTATATCTGGAGTATTAAAAACGTAAATCAAAAAAGGGAGCTTTCGCCCCCACTTCTTTAATATATTAAGCTGAACATGCCAGGCATGAACTTTCATGTTTTTGATCCCAAGATCGAGTGTAGTAAGAAGTTTTCACACCGGCTTTCCAGTTTTCCATATGAAGCTTATAGAAATTCTTAGCCTTAATGTCCTGAGGAATATAGAAGTTATGAGAAATAGCTTGGTCTACAAACTTTTGACGAGCAGCGTTGTGTTTAATAGCCCAAAGGTGAGCTAATTGTTTTTCATTTTCGTATTCCATTTTCATAGTTGGTTTGTAGAAGAACCATGTTTTTTGATTTAATTCCGGAACCAAAATAGGAAGGTGGAAGTCTTTTTTTCGTTCAAAGTAGATAACATCAAAGATTGGGTCGATTCCTGGAGTTGATCCAGCAATAACTGATGTTCCACCAGTCGGGGCAATAGCTCTTAGGTATCCATTTCTCATGTACTTAGAAGCCAATTCTTTAACTTCCAACCACTCGGGAGAGTTTAAATCACGTTCTTCAAACCATTCTCCAGTTTGCCATTTCGAACCTTCAAAAACAGGATAGCTACCTTTTTCTTTTCCTAATAAAGCTGAAGCTTTAATGCAATTCAACATGATTTTTTCTTCAAGTTTGGAGATATATTCAATAGCCTGTTCTGAATCCCACATGATTCCTTCTTGAGCTAATAAAGCAGCAATACCTTGTTCTCCTGCCCCAACAGCACGATACTTCATATTTGTGTATTGAGCTTGAGGAACAGGGACCTTTAAGAGAGAAATAACGTTATCAAGGGCTCTCATTTGAATTTTGATAACTCTCTCTGTTACTCCATCTTTTTCTGTTCTATTAACAACCAAGGAACTGAGGTTGCATGTTACTAGATCACCAATTTGTTTATGAATGATTACTTCTCCTGTTTCCCAATTAATCGTCTCTTGAGTTACAAACGAAGGTGACATATTTTGAGCGATTTCAGAACACAAGTTAGAAGAATAGATCATTCCTGAATGAGAGTTTGGATTATTACGGTTAACCGTGTCACGATAAAACATATATGGAATTCCAGTTTCTAATTGAGCCTTCATGTATCTCTTTTTCAATTCAATTGCTGGTACACGTCTCTTATCTAAATTGTTATTATCAACGCATAAGTAATAGTGGTAAGTCCAAGCATGATCAATTGGATTTGGTGTTTCTTTTTCACCAAGTTTTTTCTTATCGTAGAAGTCTTCAAGACTGAATCCCATCTTTTGTTTGATCTCATGAGGATCAAAAAGATAGAAGTCACCACGTTTTTCAACTTGTCTCATAAATTCATCCGGAATACAGAGACCAGTGAAAACGTTGTAAGCTCGTTTTGATTTATCACCAGTATTGAGACGAAGATCTATGAAGTCTTCAATATCTTTGTGCCATATATCTAGATACACAGCAACGGCTCCAGGTCTTTGTCCTAACTGATCAACGGAAACGGCCGTGTTATCAAGTTGTTTAATCCATCCTAGTATTCCACTGGCAGCGCCTTTATGTCCTCGAATATCTGATCCAGTTGCTCGTAATTTTCCAAAATAAATACCAATACCGGCACCATTTTTAGAGAACGTAGAAACATCAGTGTTATCATCAAAAATTCCACGAAGTGAGTCTTCAGTTGTTAGAACAAAACAACTTGATAAACCACCGGTAACACGGCCAGCATTCATTAAAGTTGGAGTAGCAAGTGTAAGGTAAAGGTTAGAAAGCGCCCAGTATAGTTCAATTGCTTTCTCCACTCGGTCTTTTTCCTCTGGCATCATCAGGTGAAGGGCAGCAATCATAAATCTTTCTTGTGGCAATTCATAAACTGATTTGTCAAAGTCTTTAACACAATAGCGACCAGATAGTGAATGAAGCCCTGCAAAATCAAATAATTCATCACGTTCGGGAACAATTGAATTTCCGGCCTTAACTAATTCTTCTCGCGTGTAATTAGCAAGAATATCGGGAGTATACAAGCCTTTTTCGGTGAGAGTCACGATAAGACCATAGAAATCACCATACTTCTCTTTTGAATCATAAGATCTATTTTTAGAAGCTCTTTTATATAACTCTTGGAGCTTTACATAACGGGCAAATCTATTCCAGTTAGTGTTTACAAGGTAATCAGGCGACACGTATCCAGAATCATTCTTAATGTCATTTGTAAGAACCAAAGCATTTTGAATGAGAATTTTCGTAATATCTTTTGATTCGATTTCTTCTCTTCTCTCGATTGTCCGGACCACTTTAGAAATGTAACTCTCTTTTGTGGTTGGATTAACCTCAATATTTTCGAATCCACGTTTAATAAATGAAATCAATCTTTCTCTATCAAATTCCATTCGTCGTTCACGTTTTTTATTCTTGTCTTTAATTACAACTGTCATAACCTATTTCCTTTCTTGCAGTAGTTGAGTTAAAGCAAGAGAGGACGACATAATCATCCCCTCGCAATTATTAAAGAATTTCTTTCATTTTTTGAATTGCAACGAATAACGGCTGAACTTGTTCTTTGGAAGCATCGGTTAACTTATTGCCGGCTCCAAATACTTCATCTACAATTCTATTAACTTCATCCATACGATTTGCTTTATGGAACTGAACACCAAGCTCACGAGCTTCTTGCATCAGAGCATCATAATCCAGCTGTTCTTCTTGTAATCCAACTGATTCTTTTTCTTCTTTCAATTGAGAAGGATCAATTAGATTAATTGCATCAGTAACGGCTTTTTTATATGCTTCAGCATCCAAAGGAATTACTGGAGCAATACCTTCAAATGTTGAACCGGCTTGCCATTGAAGTGTTTCTCGAAGATGGATTACACGATGTTCATTCATGTGTTCATCAGTTGTAACTGTCATGAACAAGATGTTATCAACCATTTTATTGATTGGAGCCATGACTTTATCTTTTAGATCCGGAACATACTTTTCAAATTGATAGTATTGTTCTTTGGTCTTTTTATCAGTTACAAGAGTCATAGTGTCGTTTACCTGTTCTTGAAGGACCCCTGAAACAGGAATCTTAGTTGTGACTTGAGTTGCGTGAGCAATAAACACAGGAGTGTAACCGAGTCGTTCAATTTGCTGAAGATTTTTCTTCCAATCATTTTTAAGATCAACCCAGTCTTTTCCCCATTCAACCTGGCCGAACTCTGTTTTGTCATACTTTGAAAGGATATATGTTTCAAGCATTGCGTAAAGGTTTTCTACCGTATCAATGCAAACAACATCGTATCGTTCTTTAATTTTTTTGTTCTGCAACTGAGCTAAAACCTGAAGATATTCAATCCAGTTTGAAACGTATTGAACATTGGCACCAACAAGCACTTTATGCCGTTTTTCTGTGGCGATAAACAAAACTCGATCTCCATAGAGCTTATGAACAAAAGATGTTTTACCGATTTTAGGAACACCATAAATAAATGAAGTGTAGGATGCTAAATCCGTACTTGCCTTAATCGGCTCTAAATTTAATAAGTTAATTGCCATAGTTGAGTTCCTCCGATTTGTTTAATGTGATTACTTTTTATTTATATCTGGTTCTTGGAAAACGTAAATTAATTAATAAATTTTGCCGGCGTTTTTTTAAATTCTTCCTGTATTTTTTTCTTTATCAACTCATATGGATAAAGCTCGTTTATTGAAACGTACCAGGTATTTTTCCCATCACTTGCTTGGAAAAAATCAGAGTGACCAGCATCATGTAAGATGGTAACAATCTCACCTATCTCAAATTCATGGCCACAAAATTGTCTGATTATAATTGCTTTATCACCAACTTTATATGGATTTTTCATCTATAAACCTCCGTCTTCTTTCAAGTCCTTTTGTATTCTATTTGGATAGTGAAAAACGTAAATTAAAGCACAAAAAAGAAACAAGGAATTATCCTTGTCTCTTGTCGTTTTCTTCATTAAACTTTTGCTTTAACCATTCAGCTGTAATTAATGCCTGGGGAACAACATATGAAGAGTTTTTTCTATATTTCAGAACCATGATCAACATAATTAAAGCAAGAGCTTCATTTAAGGCTTCAGTAATCATAGTCCCCCATGTACCGAACTTGATAAAGATCATAATGGCATTAACGAGCATAAAGATCAAAGCGACATTTAGAGAAAGCCAGAATAATACGCTCATACCATTTACGTCTTTTATTACATACGTTTTTCTTATTTGAGGTAGGTAACAAATTGTCAGGAACACCGTTCCTAGTACTGGCAGCCAATTCAATAGAAAGTTTATCATTGGGGAGCCACCTCTTTTTCAACTGATTTTTTTAATTCATCAGTTTTCTTTTTTAAAGCAGCTACTAAATCATCTACGGTAGAGAATATTCCACCATTTGTTTTCTTGATCAAGCCAATAACATAAAGATTACGATATTGGAATTGGTTTTCGGTAATATCATCAACTAATGTTAGAACCTTTTTAGCATTGTCATTTCCTAACTGCCGAACATCAGTATACAAACCAAGGATAGGTCGTCCAGTTGTTGAGAAAACTCCAATCTCTGCAGCAACACCAGAATCAATTTCTACCCCATCTAAAACGGCAACTAAAATATCACTTGATAGGAGGTGTTCTGTATCAGCATCGGCGATTTGTGTACTTGTTGCACTTGCTTTTTTATCATTAACAACAACATTCTCTTGTGGGAGATATACCTCAAGTTCAGGGATTTCTTCTCTGATTTTTGCTGCTAATGTATCGTTAAAATTTCGGTCTGCGATTCCAAATAAACCGTTAGCTAAGTATAGTTTCATTTTTATCAACCTCGTCTCATATTTGTTCAAAGAGAAGCCAACGAGAATTTCTTCTCATTGGCCTGATTAAAATATTAAAAATCTGGCATATCATCTGTATTTGGAGCATCACTAAATGGGTTATCATCTTGTGGTGGTTCCATTCCAGTTGGCAGAGATCCAGGAGGAAGATCATTTCCGTTCGAACCAAAACCACTTGGTGGTGTATCTTCAGCTGGTTGAGAAAGCTCCTGAAGCTTAAGTTTGCGGATTTGAAGAGCTGTTTCAATTTCTTCTTCTGTATAGGCTTTATCACCAAAGTAAGGAATTTCTCCACCAATTACTTCAATATTATTTACATAGTTTGTTACCTGACGAGCTTCAGCTTTCTCAGTAGATCCAAAGCCATGTGAAACTTGGTTTGATTCTTTAACTTCGTCAACAACAGCATAGTTATTAATCTTGAAATTTAATTGGCCAGTAGAACCTACAGGGTATAAATCCATAAATGCTTCAGCAAGTTCGGCACCAACAATTGTATTTTTAAGTTCAATAACTTCATTCCCCCAACCAACAGTGAAGCCTTTAACTTTATATTCTCCAGTTGGAAGGTCATTTTTAATAACAGGTTCAAATCCTTGAACAACCGTATCAATAGTTGCGATTGCTTTATCTGGTCGATCATTTGTTTCATCTAAACGGTTAAAGAAGATTCCTTTAACTTGATTAAACTGAACAAGGTTTCCCTGAGCATTGTAGTATTCATTTAATGTAAGTTCTCCATTAACTTCAATTCGATCGGCTGCATCTGCCCCATCATCTTCAATAGTTTTGTATTCATTTTTTACAGTTTCAATGCCTTTAAAGAGTTTTGATGATTCCATCATAAACACTGAAATTTTGATTTCCTGAACATGGTTATCAAATTTTGAAAGAACAACCAGGTTACCAGACATATACTTATTGCCTTTTTTACTTGTTTTGACCTCTAAATCTTTCGATTTAAGGGTGCCGATTACTTGAACATTATTTTGAAGTTGTCTTAATTCTTTATTTTCCATGTGATTTTCCTCCGATTTGATAGTAGTTGAGTTATTTATTTTTATAAGACTCCCATGAGTTACGAGAAAATTTCCTTCAATAGATCTTCAATTTCTGATGCTTCAGATTCCTCTGTAACTTCTTCCTGAACTTCATCAAGAATTGATTTAAGTTGGTCCATAAGAATAAGAAATTCTAAATCACCGATAGCTTGCATAGCTTCATCTTGATCCATACCAGCTTGGCGAAATTGAAGATAAGCGTAGAGTTTTTCGATTTCATTTAACATAAGAATTTCCTCCGATTTATGAGTGATTTTTATTACATATCTTTTATATCTTGGGTTTTAGAAACGTAAATCAAAAAATAAATAATTTATTACTTATTTTTTTCAATAATCATCAAAGTTCCATTAGCTTATATGTTCAATAGAGATGTAATTAAACCAACTTATGTTTCTTTATGTGGAATCATTGTATTTATATCGTGAGAGTTGAAAATGTAAATCTAAATCGGATCAAATAAAAAAAGTGTAGGCGTTAAGCCCACACTTTTTGCTGTTTATCTTTATCTCTCGACTTTCACATAACACATACCATTTTGAACTTTGTCACATTTAACGATTTTTGGTACTTTACCTTTGAAGTAAAGAGTAACTTCTTTTTTATTGGCATCGAATACAAAGTCATAAGCGTCTTGATATTCAGGTACATCTCTAATCCATACATACTCTGTAATAGCGCTTGCAGGCAAAGCAGAAATAAATAAACCAGTGGTAATGATACCCATTCCAACAACTTTTTTCAGTTTTGATTTGAACATTTTCAACACTCCCCACCTTTTTATTTTCCTGATTACAAAACAGGACAAGGAAATTTTACCATGTATTTGGTGGGGAAAAATGTCGATTTCTGTAAAAAAGAACAAACTTTTTGTGAATTTTAAGACCATTTAATCAGCATAAAATC